CTAGAAACGGAATAAGATTTTATCATTCGATGGGCCCTCAAATGACATTGTGGTATCATGCTTCTGGAACTGGCGTTGGTAATATGAAAATATTCTCTTCTAATAGTGGTGTTGGTGATTGTTTTCAATTTACTCCTACTGGTGCTTTTCATGCTAAGGGAGATATTACTGCGTATTCGACCACAACCACTTCAGATGCTAGATTAAAGAAAAATGTAAGAGACTTAGAAGGATCACTAGATAAAACTCTCAAATTAAGAGGTGTAAAGTTTGATTGGATTGATGAAAATAAGTCGAAAGATAATTTAGGATTTATTGCTCAAGAAGTAGAAGAAGTAATACCCGAGGTTGTAAAAGACATTACAAATATTGACGGAGAAGAAAACAAAGTAGTAAATTATCAAGCGGTTGTTCCGGTGCTAGTTGAAGCTATAAAAGAACTTAAAGCTGAAATAGACGAATTAAGAGAGCAACTTAAAAATAAATAGTTATAAATAGTATAGTAATATAAAAGGACACATAATGGCAATTACATATACCTGGGAAGTTACAGGACTAAAAAAGAGAAACGAAGGCGATAATGTTAACGCTGTAGTTAAAGTGCATTGGGATAAAAGAGGAACTGATGAAGCCGGCGTTACTGGAATTTATTCTGGTAGGACTTCATTTACAACTATTCCGGAAGAAGGAGAATCTGCTGCAGAATTTATACAATTTGGCGATTTAACGGAAACTGTTGTGTTGAATTGGGTTAAGGCAATAGCAGACGATGATGGTTCTAACGAGCATTACATTAATAGTCAAATTAAAACACAAATTGATGACACAATCGCCGCTGTAGACGCAGCGACTATGCCTTGGGCACCAGTTGACGAAGAATCAGAAAGTCCACCGGTTGATATGGGAGAGTAATTAAATGGCAAAACCTAATAGCAGAACAACATTAATAGACTATTGCTTACGAGCTTTAGGCGCACCTGTTGTTGAAATTAATGTTGACGATGATCAAGTGGAAGATCGTATTGATGAAGCTTTACAGTTTTATCAGCACTATCACGCGGATGCTATTGAAAAGGTTTTTTTAAAGCATCAGGTATCGGCCGATGATATTACTAACGGGTATTTAACCATACCTGATCTAGTGACAGATGTAGTTCAAATATTTCCACTAAGAGAAAGCGGTGGTCATAATATGTTTGATATTCAATATCAGATGCATTTAAATGACATGTATTCTCTTGGTTATATGGGATCATTAGTAGAATACGAAATGGCACAACAGTGGTTGTCAATGTTAGATCTTATTATGGATTCAGATACTAAACATATTAGCTTCGATAGGCATAAAAATCAACTACGTATTGATATGGATTGGTCTAAAGAAGTAGAAGTTGATGAGTATATAATTATTGAGTGTTATAGAATACTAGATCCAACAACATACACTGATGTATATAACGATTATTTTTTAAAGCGCTATGCCACAGCATTAATAAAAATGCAATGGGGTGTAAATCTTTCTAAGTTTGAAGGTATGGTAATGCCTGGTGGTGTTACATTTAATGGCCGTCAAATTTTAGAAGATGCTAAGGAAGAAATTGAAAAATTAAATGAAGAAGTCAGATTAAACTGGGAACAACCAGTTGACTTCTATACAGGATAAAATATGCCAAGAAGCGTATATTTCTCTCAGGCAGTAAAGTCAGAACAAAACTTATATGAGGATTTAATTATTGAATCCCTTAAGATTTTTGGTCAGGACGTATATTACGTTCCAAGAACTTTAGTTTCTAGAGATAACATATTAGGCGAAGATACTGCATCTAAATTTGATGATGCTTATCTTATTGAAGCCTACATTGAAAACACCGATGGGTTTGAAGGTTCTGGAGATCTTTACCAAAAATTTGGTCTTGAGATTAGGGATGAGGCTACATTTATTATTTCTAGAAGACAATGGCAAAACTTAGTTGGTGTATGGAATAACACAGTAGAAACAAATAAACCTCAAGAAGGCGATTTGCTGTTTCTTCCAATGTCTAATTCGTTCTTTGAGATTTCTTTTGTAGAAGATGAGCAACCCTTTTATCAGCTTTCAAATCTTCCAGTATATAAAATGCAATGTAGCCTATTCGAATATAATGAAGAAGATTTCGAAACTGGTGTGCAGGCTATTGACGGAGTACAAGCGCAGCAATCATACCAGGTCGGTATGACAGTCGGTGTTACTGGCGGAAATCACTTTAAGTTAGGGGAAACTGTAACTCAAGTAATTTCAACAGACCCTGCGATAAGTGTATATGGAGAAATTCAAACTATCACTAAGACGTCTAATTCACTTGGAACTATTTCAGTGTCTAACATAGGAGTTATTGGCAGTACTGATGCAAAAGACTTTATAGTATCTGAAACTCTTGGACTTGTCGGATCAGAATCAACTAATACTTGTTATATTACAGATATAAACAATGTAGCAGATGCAGAAGCCTTCCCTAGTGACGATCAAGCTGAAAACTATGCATTCGAAGTAGAGGCTGATGGATTCTTGGACTTTACTGAAACTAATCCGTTTGGCGACGCGTCGGAGACATACTAATGTTTGGAAATCACTTTTACCACGCAACAACACGAAAAGCAGTAGCTTTATTTGGTACTATATTTAATAACATTAGCGTTATTAGGCAGGATGGTTCTGGTAATGTATTAAATCAGATTAAAGTGCCATTAGCATATGGACCTAAACAAAAGTTTTTATCTAGGCTAGATTCCATAACGGGTCAAGATGCCACAATGGCTATTAAGTTGCCTAGAATGGGATTCGAAATAACTTCTATGGATATTGATTCTACTCAGAAGTTAGCAAAGAGAAATCAGATAGTAGAAAACCACGCGACAGATTCTACTAAAAAGAAAACAATTAAACAAGCCGTAGCGTATAATATTAATATGTCACTATTTGCTATGGCCAAAAATCAAGATGATGGTTTACAAATTATGGAACAAATTCTTCCGTATTTTCAACCAGAATATACAGTAACAATTAATCCAGTAACTGGGTTTGATTATAAGCAGGACGTTCCTATTATATTAAACGCTGTTACTATTCAAGATGATTACGAGGGAGACTTTCAAACTCGTAGAGCATTAATATACCAATTTGACTTTGTTATGAAAATGAAGTACTTTGGGCCTACCGCAGATCAAGGTGTTATTAGAGAAATTAACTTAGATTTTAATGCTGATGCTGGTGGATCAAACATTCTAGAAAATATGGATTTTACAATAACTCCTGCCGACGCAGATGAGGATGATAACTATACTGTTAATGTAAGTATAACATAGGTACATTATGGATAAATTAGAGAAAATGCAGGAAAGCCTGAATAAGAACTTGCCTGAGAAAAAAGTCAAAAAAACTGAATTGACCACTACACAAAAAGAGGTCAAAGATGATTATGAATTTTCCAGAAAAACATATAAAGATCTCATCGAAACTGGTGTGAGATCTCTTGACGTACTTGCTGAACTTGCAAGAGAGTCAGAGCATCCTAGAGCTTTTGAAGTATTATCTAAAGCAATTAAAGATATTGGTGATGTAACCGATAAGCTTATGGATCTACAAAAAAGCAATAGAGACCTTAACGACGAAAATAAAGGTAAGAAAGAAGTAACAAACAACAATTTATTTGTAGGAAGTACTACAGATTTGCAAAGATTGTTTATGAAGCACGATAAAGAAAATAAAGATAAGAAGATTATAGATGCCACGCCCGAAGAATGAACATGAAGGCTATCTAGGAAATCCTAATGTAAAAAAGGATGGAGTAGAAAGTCAATTTAGTGAAGATGAGATCAAGGAATACAGACAATGTATGATGGATCCTGGGTATTTCGCTATTAACTATTTAAAGGTTATATCTTTAGATGATGGTTTAGTTCCGTTTAATTTGTATCCATATCAGAAAAATATGTTTAATCATTTTAATGATAATCGGTTTTCAGTAGTTCTCGCGTGTAGACAGTCAGGTAAATCAATTTCTGCAGTAGCGTATCTTTTATGGTATGCATGTTTTCATCCTGAGAAGACGATCGCGATATTGGCAAACAAAGGAGCTACCGCTAGAGAAATGCTAGCTCGTATTACTCTTATGTTAGAGAATTTGCCATTCTTCTTACAGCCTGGATGTAAGGCACTAAATAAAGGCTCTATTGAATTTAGCAATAACTCTAAGATAATTGCATCGGCTACCTCTGGCAGTTCTATTCGTGGTTTGTCTATTAACTTATTGTTCTTAGATGAGTTTGCTTTTGTGGAAAACGACGCGCAATTTTATACTTCAACATATCCAGTTGTTTCGTCAGGTAAAGATACTAAGGTTATTATTACTTCTACGGCGAACGGTATTGGTAATGTGTTTCACAGGATTTGGGAAGGTGCTACTACATATACGAATGAGTATAAAGCTTTTAGAGTTGATTGGTGGGATGTTCCAGGACGAGATGATAAGTGGAAAGCTGAGACAATATCAAACACTTCAGAGCTGCAGTTTGACCAGGAGTTTGGTAATAACTTCCATGGAAGAGGAAATACTTTAATTGATGCGAGTGACTTACTTGCTCAAAAGTCTTTACGTCCTATGACATGGAACGAAAACTTATATATTTACGAAAAGGCTATTGAAGATCACCAATACGTCATGACGGTTGATGTATCTAAAGGTCGTGGGCAAGATTACAGTACATTTACTGTTATAGATACTTCTGTAAACCCGTTTAAACAGGTTTGTGTATTTAGAGATAATAATATATCACCAATGCTATTACCTGATATGTGCTATAAATATGCTAAACTGTATAACGAAGCGTACATTATAGTAGAATCTAATGACCAAGGTGCAGTAGTTTGTAATGGATTATATTATGATTTAGAATACGAAAATATGTTTGTTGAATCGCAGGTTAAGGCAAATGCGATTGGTGCAACAATGACAAGACGAGTAAAAAGAATAGGTT